CTTGAAAAGCAATGTTTCCCATGTGTAATATTGCACTAATATCGTTCTAGCACTTCTTTAGGCACAATGGAGGAGGAGACCGGGATAAGTTGGTGTCCGCAGTTCCATCCGCCCGCGAATAAAAAGATACTTGATTCGGTCGTTCCTTGTTTCTTGCCTGCCCAATTCATGGAAGCCCAGGATTCAATTTCTTTGTGATGGAAGTACTTACCATTTCTTTCCTCACAAAACGGACGCGAGGTTTCAATCAGTCCACCGGAATACAAGTAATACTCTAATCCCAAATCGTTAGTTACTGACTGTTGAAAAGTTCGGGAATAGGTGAACAGCGTATCTCTTAAGTACGTGCGGGTGTAGCTCATCGCTCGGCCTTCGACGTTGTCATTGCCTTGAATGTAGGATTTGATTTGATCAAGAAATCCTGAAAATTGACCGCCGCTGTTTACATTTTGATTTAGTATTTGTGACAAGGGTCCTATGACCTGGCTTTGCAATCCATCCCTGAGAATGTACTTTTCAACTGTTGCAATAGTTTCGGATTGCAGGCTTTTTAAAAACAGTCTATTAGCTTTGAACCCATCGGCAACGTCAGAAAAATAACGGATGTTCAACCGTTCTACTTCGGGTATGATGTTGATGTAATTCGAAACCGCAGTGGTGTAAAGATTCGAATTGAAGATTTCGTTTATCTTATCATTAGCCTTTGAAATGATTTTCCTGTTCGCTGAGTTTTGTAAAATGTAGCCCTCGCTATCAAGTTCAAGATCTTTGAGAACAGCAACGATCTGACTATGCAATCTATCCTGAACTCGCGTGATCGCTATCAGGTAGGCCGCATCCGTTTCTCTGATAAGATCATCAATTGCCTGTGCTAAACTCTTCGGGGACATTCAGTTCAAGTTTAGGTTGCTCCTTAGCAATCAACTCCCCTGCATACTTCTCAAGCTTTTCGATCTGCATTTTTTTGTCTTTGCTCAGGAATGTTTTATCCTCCGCTAAAGCCTTGTCGACGAAAGGACCAATGTTGTAATGAATTACCGCATCGACTTTTCTTACGGCTCCTTTTGCTAAGGTCGCGTCGATATCATCAACAGACATTCCAAACAATGGATCAAGCCCGATGACAGCGCTGTAGTAATCTTTTAGCTGCGGATTAGTGTCAAGATCTCTTGTGAGAAGTTCAAGCATTTTCGCCTTTAGGAAATTCCTATCAAGCCCTGAGTCCTTACCAACCTTGAAGTTATTAACTAACTCTGCGATAGATTCAATATTAAACCTGGTGGGCTTGTTGATCTGGGGTAGGTTGGTTTCTACCTTCCTGCCTGCGGATGAATCCTCCACGGCGTTCATGTACTTGTTGATGAAATAAAATTGATTCTGCAAATGAACGTCAAACATGACCGAACCAATATCATACAACGTATCACTCTGCGCACTGCGATCGATCACCTTCGCTACTCCAGATTGATTTTCTCCAACCTCATCCTCGATATCCATGTTTATAGCAGAAGATCCTTTCTTCACCATCCGTTCGGCGCGTTCCTCTAAAAGTTTAGTCGCGTCGACCGGCACTTGAACATATCCGATCGGATCCATTCTTGACCCTTCAAATTCAGCTAACTTTTCCTTGTAAATAATATGGTCCTCGTAAGGCGAGGAGGCAATGCGGCCCAACCCGTTGCATTTCGGGCATTTGTTCAGTTCAGGCTTACCATCTTTAACCACCCTTAAATATCCATGATTACAACGAATGTCAACTCCGTCAATCCTCTCTGTATGGTTACATTCCTCACCTATGACGTATCGTTGCGGGTTCATGTGCTTTATGAAAGCGCCGATTACATCGTTCTCATGGATGATAGCAAGATTCCAGTGCGGTTTTGCGTCGGCAAAAAATGACTCATACATAACCTCACCTGTATCCAGAACAACAGCGTTACCCCTGAGTCGCCAGCAGGGAATTTCAGGCTGACTTTCTTTGTCTAAGAAGTTAGTAGGGTAGGATTCAATCTCCTCAACGGTGATCTCATCTTCCTTCGGTGAATTAGCAACGAACTTTATGTAACGTGTATTATCGAAGTACTCAAAGGTGAAAAACTTACCCTCCTTAGTCTCCTCGATGTTCGTATTGATCAGATAGTGATCAAAATCCCAGTTCCAGATAGCCTCACTGCCGTAAATGACTACGATAGGCTTAACCCGTTCTGCATCATTCCGGGGAACACGCATCGGCTTAACTGCCATTAACCCATTCGCGTCCGCAATCATCTTCTTTAAGGTCACATCCTTATTATACACAACGATAGAGTTATACGTCGGATAATAGTACATCGTGTAATCCTGTAACCTTTTGGCATTCTCATTCCCTTGAGGGAAGACAATGGAAGAAAGATTCGGATTAAAGATTTTGGAGGTGATCTTGATTGCCTTCCCAGCTGGTGCCTTCGTGGTAGGCTCGTAGTTATCAAGGCGGTATTGTGTTATCTCCGCATCCTCGCCGGGACGTGTGCGTGCAAGAAGTTCTTCCGGTTTACGACCGTAGACGTGTACAGACATTTCCCTCGCCAGCCTCACAGAAGGTTTGTATAAGGGATGCCGGTAATTTTCCCTGATTATTCGTATCAGGATGTCATAGAACTCTTGCTCGCCGTAAATCATTCCGATACGAATATGCTTGCAGGAACAACAACAGGAAGTGCAGGAGTAGTGTCTGTGGATGCTCTTGCCTCCCAGCTCCACCGTTGCCGTGAACGGGTGCTCTGATCGATCAGTAGCGATCCCCTGAAGTTTACGTTCTCCTGGTAGTGTGCCACATATCCGTCGTCGCGTTTAGCCGCGGTGACGAAGACAGCATTCCATTTCCGACGTTTGTTAACACCTGCAACAAAATCCCGGTTATCATACACGTTCAACGATTCGAAAGTGAAAGTTTCATCAGCTCCAGTGACTTCGGTTGGAACAAGTCCGAATCCCTCCTCTTCAGTGAAGGCAGCCGCCGCCTTGCTGCCACGGGTGTCAAGTATCCTCCACATGGTTTGTGGTGATGCTGCAATACCTGCGGTCCAGTTTGCTTCATCGGCAAGAAAGGTTCTGATCTCCTCATCCGTGTCGCCGATATCCGTTCCCGGCTTGATCAGTCCTACGGCGATAATACCACCGCTTTCAATTCCGCACTCTGCCTGAATGTAATCAGGGGCATCGGTTTCGCAGAACATATCCACGAACAAGCGATACACTTTTTTAGGTAAAGACCCTATGAATTCTTCAAGCGTCTTCGGTTTACTAAGTATTAAATCCATTTTTCAAAGTTTAAAAGTTAAAGTATATTTCTATGTACAAAGTCTCTTTCTGATAGCCACACCCGAGCCATTTTAACCGGCCATCGTTTGTCCCCTTCGACAATCTCATAGCCTTCCTGCTTCACCCAGGCGCGGTTGTAAATTTCAAGTGATTGATGTTTGAGGATGAGTTTTAATTTTTCATGGAAGTAGTAAGGCACATAATCTATGTCTAGCCTGCGTTGCTTTCTTACTGTGCCGTTTAAAGTCACAAGGGAAGAGCTTAATTCAATTACCTCGTCTTCTTCAGGGAATCGTTCATGATAAAAAACTGATGGTATCCTGATTTTAAATATTTCCTCAGGGGAGGATATCTCGTATTTGATCCCGGCAAAATTCCTGTGATTGGAGTATTCCAGTAAAATCGATTCCGGATGATCACGAATATCAAGGCAATCCGATTTTGCAACTACCGTATCAGTTCCTATCGAGCGGGTAGCTACCGCGCTGGTTAAGGTTACTGTTACCGTTGGTGCAATACCGTCGAAAGTTATTCTGACTGCTATTCGGGTAGTGTCTGCGGTGGCAACGAACGTAATAGGGTTAGTAGAATTTGCGCCAGAGGATGCAATTACATCCACGCCGTTAGATTCCTGAATATTAAAGGATGAATCACAAATGATAACTGCAATTTGTTTCCCTGCTGTGATCGCAGAAGAGTTGTAGTTCAGAAACACCGTATATTCAACACCGACAATAAAAGCAAAGTCAGCGTATAGGTATTTTGAGTTTGGCCCTGCGCCTGGGACAGCTACACTTGGGTTCGCTCCTGTAGTCCATGCCGTACCCGCACCGCCGTCATTCTGCCACTCATCCAAATCCGGTAATGATACACCCTGCGCGCCTGCGTTCTGTTGTATCCTTAATTGAATTAACCTGTCGCAAACTTCCGGTGAGGTCTCAGAGGGAATAAAAGCTATCTGATAAACTCCTGATGAAATCTCATCGATGTCAATAGAGTCTAAAAGCTGTTCCTGATCATCATAAATTAAAAGAGAATAATTACTCCCTGGTGAGTCTGTAAATTGTAGCTTGATTTCGTCGTCACATTCCCACGGCTGGCAGAAACAGGAATAGTGCATCCCTGGTGCGCGATGTTCATTGTATGTATCACATCCTGTAAGCCAAAATTGCACTGGGAGTGCGTCGGAGATCTCCATCGGAGAAAAATCGAATATCGGGGAACTCGTTTTCCCAGGAAGGGGAAAAAATAATAGTGCTAATATAATTATTCCGTGATACATACGCCTAATTCGTTGGTTAAAATTTGGCCTAGCTCATCTGTAAGCGCATCTTCACACTCCGCGGCGCTTGGGTAACATTCGCGCATAGGGGTAGTATCCGAGATCACCTCCAGGTCTAAATATTCCTTAGCCCAGGCTAGAATAGTAACCTCGCCTTTGACCGGTTTGTAATCGAGTGACTTGATGAACATCGGCTTGTGACCCGAGTCGGTAAGGCTTACACCAATCGGTTTTTTACGATTCGCCCTTACGGTTTTATACTCTTCCCATTCCATTGGGAAAGTCAATTCATACAGGTCTGGCAGGTGGACAAAATCAGTGTCAACAGGGATATCACCGTTTTCCGATAGATCATTTCCCCCGAAATCATCACCCATGCATCCACCCTCATCCATCGCGGAGGACATACTATAATTACCATCGCCTGAGGTGAATTTGAAGTTAGATCCTAAGTAGGATTGTAGCGGACCTTGAAGATAGTCCTGCCATCTTAAAAAGTTCCGGGTGGGGGTAATGCGTAAATTATACCGGGTGTCTGAAGATAACAAACCATCAACGGAAGAAAAATTTTCGTCGGTTTCGGGAAGAAATCGTAACACGTCCGGCGATTCCTGCGGGCTGTCGTCTTGTTCAACCGGGTTAAGAGCGATTATGAATGTTTCGTTATCATACTTATAGTCGGATGATTTCTCGCGGGTGGTTCTTCGTGTTTTTTCAATAGCTAAAGATGCCGCAATGAATTCAGAATAAAGGTCTATTCCCTTGCCGACCTTTTTAAACCTTGTGGCAAAAGTTCTTTTACTTTGTGGATCATCAATACCGGAAACATCTTCGGATTCACACTTAGTGTATCCTATACTGACTTTATTCCAGATCCGGTCGTTATCGTATTTACTCGTTATGTTTTTTACGAAAGAAAAATCAATGCTTGTTCCATCAGTGTCATCATACTGCGCTCTTTTCTCTTCAATGCGAACAACATCCTCTTGAGTGTATTCAATTTGAGCCTCTTCGGTGAAGGCTTCGAGAACTTCGAAATTCTTCGTTTCGGTGGGTGTGTTGTTCTCTATTTTTACACCGAAATAGAATCCTTCTTCGTCTGGCTGCAGAAGAAAATACTCTGTTTTTATACCCGCGCCGACGTAGTTGTAAGACTGCGTAACGATTTCATTAAAGGCAGCATCGAGAATAGCCCACGTTATAATTACGTTTGGTGTCTCTGACCCAGTGTTCTTAACTTCAACCTGAACATTAAAAGGATATATCTGATCTTCATTGAATGAAGCTTCTCCGGCCGCGTACCCTTCCGTTCCACCAGCCCCGTTAACACTAACAAAAGGTCTCGAAAATGTTGCGAAATCCCACGTCGCCCCTGGGGCGTTCTCCCAGTCTGCTAAATCCTCTATTAAATTTATATCAGGGGACACATCAATAATGTGCGGTATCTGAACAGTCTCGTATCCTAACGAAAGGTTTAGTATCGGATCGATGCCTTTCCACCATTGACTGAATGACATAAAGAAAGACTTTTCATCCAGTGTATAGCCTCTGAGTTGTAGCCCTTTTATTAACGCATAAATCCAGGCACAGCCATTTTGTGGATATTGTCTGTAGCGGGTGAATAGCGATCCTAATAACTCTGAATATATAGACCCTTGTGTTTCTGTGATTCGGTCGAATATGTACCCAGCAACATCATGTAATAAAAAACACTCCGCGTCAGTGGCGGGAAATGAAGTATTAGCCACAATATTCATGTAGCTCGGATTCTCAACCTGGGAGGGGGGTTCAAGTGCGTGATGGATTGCAATCACATCGTTAGTCTCACCCCATATGTAAATCCTGTTAGCCCCGGTGATTGGCGTTGTTACTAATCCGTAAATTCTGATGATGTCACCGGCATTGATACTTATGGTGTCATTGTAAGTGTATACCGTGGACTCATTAGTCCCACCTCCGCCGTAATTAACCTCTGTAAAGGCGATGGGTGTTTCGTTGTTGACCTGAATGAACAAACCCATCACCCCGATAAGATTGTCAGTTGGTGTTAGGTTGTTGTTTTCACTAGCCTCTATTCGAATATCAAAAACATACTCACCCGCATAGAGGGCTTCAATTATCCAGGCAGGCAGTTCGGTATTTGGTAATAGGGGTAAGGTGAATTTTTCTTCTATCTCATCCAAATCGACAAAAGGCACATCAATAATGATATAGTTATCTGCATAATCATCATCATTCAAATCATCGATAAAGGCCCCAGCGTCAAAACGTCCCGTGAAGGTTGCTCGTATTGTTTGACTTGTGAGATGAAGTTTTACATTCTCACCTTCGCTAGTTTCTCCGTCATCCAGGTTTAGAAGAGACTGAATATTCACCGGAGTGTCAAGTCTTGACATGAACTTCGCCCATTGATCGTCCCTGATTATCGGAACGCGCATTTTGTTGTTCTCGACCTCTTCCTTGTCGGCTATCCCGAGCTGACCAGTGAACACATTATCAAAAGTCTCTTCATCAAAAGTTATATCGATGGTAATTTCAATTGTTGTGTCAATCCCGTACGTTCTGATGATGGACTTTATAAAGTCAATCCCGCCATTTACAACGCCATTGTTACCGTAAAAAATAAATGAGCCTTCGAAGTACTCAATGAGTGAATGAAAGGTTTCGTGACGATCTAGTTTTAAGACTGCGTCGCGCCAGCCGTCCGGTTCTGATATTTCGATTGAACCTTCAATTTCATGAGAAAGTATGAATCTGAATCTCATATTCCCATTGATCGCGACCGGACACGTTTTTTATAATCTTCGGTGTATTTTTTGGATTCATACACGATGTTGGAAGCCTTCACGATATCAGGATGCTTCTGATCTTTGATAGCTTTGATAATTCCCTGTGTGTCGACCGCTGCAGCTATAGCGGGTCTGCCTTGTTTCAAATCTCTTAGTTTTTGGTTATCGAGTTTCTTCGCTCTGATGTCTCTCAGTACATCCCCAGCTACACGGGTTTCCCATGCCGTCATGACAGACTCACCTTTCGAAAGATTGGCCGGGATAGAGTCAGATTTTTCGTTACCTGGGCCTTTTAGGTTGATGACACCTTCGGCGAAGTTTGCAGGTTGACGGTTGATGATGGCTAATTGAGAGGCACCCTGCGCCGCGACGAATGCAGCGGGTATAAGTGAATAAGGCCACGGATAAGTCGCGAGGGCCTTAGCGATGCCCGCCGCGGTGTCGATTAGGACGTGTGTTCTTTTCGCTTGCTTTTCTTTGCGGGCGATCTCATTTCTTAGTTTCGCAGTATCTCTTTCTTCTTTTAACCTTATTTGCTCTTTGGCTTTCTCATTGTCGCCAGCAAGCATAATTTGATTGTCGTAGAAGTCCTCCATCGCTGACAGGCGATCCCTGTAGCTGTTTACTTCTGCATCTACAATTGAGTGGAATTGATCGGTTAGAATATTACCAACACCATCACCAAGTTTTTTAAGCTCCTCATTGATCATCTCCTGCAATTCACTCGTTTCCCCGCCTTTCCCCTGGAAACCTAATCGCAGTCTTATTAAAAATTCCTTCCCTAGTGATTGATCAACTGTGTCGGTGATTTCTGTTAAGGATGATTCAAGTTCATCCATATCAAGTGTCTCTTCCCAGTTCTGTTTCCCTATGAGCTGACCGGATTCCTGACCGTATTTGCTTGTCAATTTATCAATAATGTCATTGACCTTTTGGAGTTCTGCTGCCTCGTTAGCGGATGCAAGCGCAGATTCTTCTCTTGAGTGATCCCATTGTTTTTGCCATTTGATGTTATCGGAAATCTTTAATATCCTATCCTCAAGCAGAATAATCTCACGCTGTAATCTATCAAGCTCTGGTTTGTTGTCGATAGAAGTAGCCTCCTCCCGCTGGGCTTGTAGCTCTTTTAACTCTTCGCGTAATGTTTGGATGGTGACTATCTGCGCTTCATCTACAGTAGTAAGGCTGCTGGAGTACTGACGGAGAAGTTTAATCGTTTCTTCGTAGTAGGCAATGTTCTTTACAAGGTTTGCGCCTTGTGCGGATATTTGATCCCTGATCTTGATGTTTTCGTTTGCCTCGGTTATTGTTCCGCTTACATTCCGCTTTGCCGCATCATACTTTTGTTTTAAGATCAAAACCTCGACTTTGCCAGCCTCAATCAAACGCATCCGCTCCCTGATCTCATTCTGAGTAGCGTTGACTAATTCCTGCTGTGTTTTTTGAACCTTCTTACCATTCTCAATCCGTATATCCGCTAATTGATTTTCTCTTAACGACGCAAACTCAGTTGCAGCCCGTTGTTTAGTGATTTCTGTTTGTATTTCCTTTTCTCCTTTTAGAATTCTGGCCATTCCATTGAATGCCTCTGTGAAGAAATTAATGATCGCCGAACTGTCGATCGCTTTAGCCAGGTTGGTGCGTAGCTGCGTCCATGCTACATTCATCTGATCGACTTTGGTGGCTGCGGTGTCGACGTGGCCTCCCATCTTACCCATCTCTTCTGCAGCGATCTCAGCTACGGCCCTGGTCACGTCTGCCACACTTTGAGAAGCCAACGCCGCACCATCAAATTTTTCCTTCAATCTGACAGCGCTTATACCTAAGTTGTCAAGGATTAATGGAGACTTACGGCCAATACCCCGAACGATAGAATCAACCAGATAATCCACTGACTCCCCGGTCTGCTGTGCCCGTATCGCCGCGAATTCAAATAGTTCCGGTAACTGTTCAACACCCAAGCCTAAGTTGGTAGCTTGCAGCGTTCGTTGCATCAGCTCAAACTCTGTTACCGTTCCGTGGGTAGCCTCCTTTAAACGCTGTAAGATGGTGAAGCTGTTAGGGAATGCTCTTTCAAATGCACGTTGAACGCCTTCGGTATTACCTGCCAGTCGTGCCATCTCCACTGTGAAGCTGGCTACCTGTCGAATGATAGCCGCGCCCACGACGGTCTGAACTGCGCCGTATAAGTTGCCGAATTTAGAGGCTAAGGAATTAGCGCTATTGCCTTGATTCTTTAACGCTGTATCTAAGTTGAAAGCTGACTTTGTAGCCGCATCCAATTGCGCCTTAATCGTTTTATATTCTCCTGAAAGTTGCCTGAGCTTAGCCGGGTTGGATGTTACCTCAATTACCGACTTTAATCGGGTGAGCGCATTTTGCATATCCAGAATAGTCTTATTTGACTTCTGGAATTCCTGGGTGATGGCAGACGCTCCCTTTGCTGCTGTGGACTGTAGTTGATTGGATGCCTGATTGGCCTTGTTAAGGGTAGCAGTCGCCCGATCTACCTCTGCGGTATTGAACTTATAATTAATTGTAATGTTCTGGGTTCTATCAGCCACGGACTCATAAAAAAGGGATTAAATGCTCGTCGCTGATAGCGAAATTACTTTACACCGAAAGGCCCGTCTTCAATTTGCTTACTCTCCTTTGCCTGGTGTTTTCTGAGTTCCAATATACGGAAATTGAAATCAAATATGGACATGCGCCGATAATGCTTTTCTTTTTCCGGGTCGTTAGCCATGATCACAAATGTTGCTTCCCATTCTCTGATGAATTCTCCGATGATGCTTTCTGTTGATCGATAGTCAATTCCTGAATCACTATCTGAGCCTGGGTTATATAAGCCTGCAAAGATTCTATTGAAGTATTTTTCAGTCCTAACAAGTCGGCTATAGGCTTCGTCAAAAAAAAACCTGTGAAGTCATGTTTTTTCCAAAGCTCTATTTTAGCCTGGCAGTGTTTACGGTCATACGTACTTAATTCCTCGGTGTCATCGAAGTACACTACCGATGCAAGCCGTTCAATTGTTTCTGGCTCGAAAGCAAGCGCCAATCTTGACTTGAGATTTATAACAAGTTTCCATAACTCGCCTATCTGGATGACTTTTTTAGTTCCTGATCCGTTTAATAAAGTTTCAAACTCATTCACGTAACTCTTAAGCGTCTCAAGGTTCATTCTCAGATCAGCCTCGGTTAGGAAAGCGTAAATATATTTATAGCGTGCTGCCGGGATCATCCTTTCCTCTATGAACCGGTAATAAGTTTTACCGCCGACTTTAAAAGCCTCCTCCACCAGATGCCGAACGTCCTTATGATGAACGTTAAAGTCAGGCTTGGCTTTCTTCTTTTTGAATAGGTGTGTGAGAAAGTTCGCCATTGGTTTTCATTACTGATAAAGCCTGTTTAAGAAGTGGACCTTTGATCATGATGCCAGCCTGGAAGAGTTGCCATTGTAATTCCTTCGCTGAAATATTCCCTGCGTTCACAAGGATTATTTTGATAGCCTCAAATATGAGGTTATCACGGTCGGAGAGTTTGCTAATTACTGTCATCTTCTATTATTATTCGTTCTTTGGTAGTCAGTTTTGAAAGCAATGTATTCAATCCACATAGGCAAAAAATGTAAGGGATTAAAAGTTTATACGGAAGGTGAACACCGAATAAATAATACAAAGCATGAAAGCCTATCAAACCCCACAAACTCGACATGCAAATTGGACAGTGTACAATAGGCTTTGACCACTTCTCGCCTAACTTCTTTTCAATCCAATCCCCTTGCTTTTCCAATAAATGATTCTCCTGAAATAAGATGTGGATGCACCAGATTCCTAAGGATACAGGAATGAGGGAAAGTAGAAAAGTTACCATGCCTGTATAATCCTGTAAAGTATTGGCTCTTCTTGTTCGCTTTTGGCTTCCTCCGCTTCTTGCAGCGTGTCAAACTCACCACGCATAGCAAAAGTGGAGGCAAGCGCCCGACCTCCTAATCCTGCACGTTTATAGACCTGAATTAATAGGTACTTCATATACAAAGATCAAAAATGTTTTCGGATTCCTTTATCGGCTTATGGTACAATTTACTCAATTGTCCGGGCTTTGCTTCCTTTATTTCATCATAAATTACCTGTCTATTTTTCTTTAGTGAGTTAGCGGTGCTATTGTTGATTTTTAAATCAATGTTCTTTCTTACCAAAGTGTAATGATGGCAGACAACATCGGTTTTTTGTATCCCATCTTTAAAAGATAATCGTCGCGATGGATCAATATGCGCCACACTGTTAACATAGGTGAAAGGGTAATAAGGGAAGTTCCCGCAATACACGTCTTTCGCCAGTCGATGAATGCCGCAGACTAGCGTATGATCTTCACAGTACAGCGTAGGAGTGAGGTATGCCCGGACAGGGTGGATGTATCCGTTACCTTCAAATTTCTCTTTTAGCAAACTCATTTCGTTTGCATCATAAAACTCATCTGCATCCGCGATGAGAAAATGCGTGAAACCTTTTGCTTTTGCTATTGAGAGTCCAAAATTGCGCTTTCTGGTTTCGTTGGTTAGCGGCTTAAGTCCTTTGATCGGCTCACAGTATTCGAATATTACCCGCTGATTGAAGTCGTTGAAGAATCTACGCTCGATAAACCTTGCGTACTCTACACTTGAAACGTTATGGTTGCTTTTTAAGGATCCTACCACAATAACCGCGTCACAGAACTGTAAATGATTGTCAATACAGAACGGTAATAGTTCTAATGTATCGGCCCAAGTACTTATAATTGAAACTAATTTCATAGGCAAACGAATCGTGTTTTGTACCAGTATATCCAAACATGATTCTTCCCCCTAAATTTGAATTGTTTACTACACACGTTAGTTTTAATAGAGCATTTCCTTCTAAGAATCTTAAAGAAAAATAGGCATTTAACATATGTGAATCCTAGCGCCATCCATATCGTTGGCAATGTTCTAAAGTATATGGTTACCGTGTTGTGAGTCGCCATTATTTCGGATAAACGTAACAAATTCCTCTTTTGGCTCCGGCCGCCTTACTGTTATATTCCATCACAAATTCATCTCCGTAAATCTTCCTGATACTTGGTTCAATCCATTTCCATTCATAAACTATTTCCTTGTACGTGTCGTAGCCTAACTCTTTACGACCGGGTACAAGGAAGTCATGGACTACCAAAACAGGCTTTAATTTGTGATCAGCGATGATTTCCAGTTCCTTAATGAGTGGATTGAACTCTCCCCAATGGCTGTCTGCGAAGATAATAACAGGCTCAGTGATGTCTTTTAAAATCTTTGGGAGAATATCAACTGTGCTACCTTCGTAGAACGTCACGTCGGATTCTGAGTAGTTAACACGCTGTGCCGCGATGCTCAGGTAATCAAACATTATCTCAATACCGATAACCTTTTTGAAGTTCTGGGATAGCCAGCGCGTTGTGCCACCTACGCAAGTTCCTAATTCGATTGCGGTTTCAATGCCGAATTTCTGTTTTAACGATAAAAACTTCTCCACAGCAAACCTATCACCGTTGAAGGGTTGATCCTGGAAAGGCATTAAGTACTTTTCACCCGGTAGGTATTTCATCGAATTAATCCTTTACATAGTCCATGATTTGCCCGGTTGATTGAATGCCTTCAAAAAGTTGCGCATCTGTTGGTGTGATTATCACAGTTACATGAGGATGATGATTTTCATTTAACCATTCTATGACAGGCCGGACAACTTCTTCAAAGCTATTCGATGGTTGTGTTTCTGGATCATTTGTTTTTGACATGGCTTATATTTTTAGAGGGTTTATATGTTTTTAATTAATGATACTTCACTTACTATTGTTGTCTTTATTTCTGCGATAATCTCCGGCCCGAATTGACTCAAAGGATAAAACTTCGCTGATAGCCCGCGCGACTGACCGGCTTCAATGTCTTCATCGTCGGACGCCTGGTAGCTGCTGTTAACGATCAGGATATACTTATACCTATCCTTATTGTTAGCCAAAAATGTAACAATATCAGAATTGCCCCAATGCTGCAAAACATCTTTGAGGATCATCATATCTGCCCTGTTCCTGTAGGTCGGATAATGGAAGTTTATAGTGGGCTTTCCGTATTTCTTCCGGTTGGATTCGATGACGCTTTCCACAACATCAATACCCACATACCAAACCCCAGACCAATCAATTAACCGACTGAAGGACCAATCACCGCAGCCGTAATCCACCACACTACGGATACCTAAGTCCTTAAGAAGCTTTTGTAATAGCTTCCGATACTCTACAGTATTCTCAGGGGTAGAGCCTCCGCCGGAGCCGCCCCAAATGTTCTTTGCGTAAATCTCACTAAAGATTTCCTTGTGTGTTTTCACATTCCATGTACGATTAGGTGAACAGATTCATTGTAAGTTTTTTGGTAGAAGGATGAATAAACGTTTTGCTCATACATCTCTTCATTTTTAAAACCTGCCTTATGATAGGCGATGGTCATTGCTGTTTGATCCTGCCTTGCAAACTTGAACCGTGGATCCTGACTTTGATTGTTATGCAGTCGCGATGTAGAGCACACACCCGCTAAATTCGCTTTTATGAATATGTCGAGCACGACCCTGCATTTGGGATTGTTTAAATCCAGGCCAACTATTCCGGATGCGCATTCGTGGAGGTGTTCAGCTTCATCGCGAGTGATGCCGGCAAACTCCAAATCGGAATCCGCCGAGCTTTGCGCCAGGTTCCAACCTGATTTCCAAAAGTACTTTCCCTCTCTTCTTATCAGATCAAACATAGCGTCAATGTTCTTAACCGCGTAGATGCTGCAGTCGAGCCACAGGATTCTTGTATAGCCCTTTTTTAAAGCCTCAATCCACGCCGCTGCTTTTATTGTGTAGGGGCGATTAGGATTGTGGTGGTTGTTTATTACCTCGTTATTCCAGGTCATTATATCACCCGTGTAGCCAGTATCACGCAAGGATTCTACAAGCCGTTTTTGACCTTCAGAGTACCATCCTTTCCATGCCGCGTTGATCACTACGTTCATTGGAATGCCGCTGTTTTAGTTGAGTCGTGACGGTAGATGTGGCAAACTTCAGGAAAATGATACGATGTCTTCGCTAGTTCATTGGCGGTTCTGGCGAATAGATCATCCTCTCCCCAGTTGATAGGCGCAAACCTTGCTTCTTTTACCGCTTCCTTTCTCCAAGTACAGCAATGCCACGCCATGCGCTTAGTTATGCCGTTAGGTATTAAATCTTCGTTAACATTGTTTAATCCGAACTCTACAGTGGATTTGTCGTCGTTGATTTGTGCGCTCTGTAAATACGTAATGACATCAACATCCTTACCTAACAGGCATTTAAAGTATTGAAAATACATTTCTGTCAATTGATCATCCTCGTCTGACATTACCCAATACTTTCCCGCTGCCATTGAGACCAGCATGTTCCTTTTTTCGCCGATGGTTATTTTCTTGTTGTCGATGAAAGAGATTATTTGCACTCCGTTATTAAGGTCGTACTTGTCTATGTAAGACTGATATTTTTCAATCACCGCTTTAAGTTGATCGATCCGTTCCGGAATACTTGGAATTAAAATGCTGAGTAATATCATCTTGAAAAGCCGTATTTTTTCCTATGGGGCACTAAATTTGAATACCTGTAATGAAACAATTTCTTATTAATGAAAACCTCTGTTTTGCAAAGCTGGGTAACCGCATCGGAATACAATCTATCTTCACCGAATCGAATATCTTTAAAGCCTACCTGTAAGGCTAAGTCTCTACAAATAGGATTGAAGTGCGTCACATTCCGAACATAATCATATCCGTCAATTTTTGTTTTACCGTCACCTTTCCATGTTGGATACTGTAACGAGTGGCAACATACTTGAGGCTTCCTGCCATTGGTAGTCATGTGAATAAGGAACCCTACACAATCAGGCTCATCTTCCAAAGCCTTCAATATTTCAGAAACGTAATAAGGGAACGGCCAGTCGTCGGAATCAAAGTATACGATGTGCTTTCCTTGAGCGCGAAGTAACAGCTTCTGGCGTTTGGCTCCTACTGAAATTTGTTTTGCATCCTCTTCGTATATAACCTCAACATTTAAATTTCTGGCCTGAGTGAATAACTCAAGATAAAGCTTTTTGAATAGCTCGCGACGGTCTAAAGTTGTGCAGATTAGTATGGAAAGAATTGGGTTAGTCATCTTCTTATTTTATCAACAGCACAAAACAATAAGAATATCGTTAAAGAAAATATCAATAAGAAGAAAGACGCAAACGCACTGACCCACCAATCTAAAAGACCTGTATTAATATATCGCATCCAAATGAACAAACAAGTCACAACGATAAAAACGATAACGTGTGTAATTATTATTGTCTTCATTTCATTCTCTTTTTTAACCAATTGACATGCCCGGCCTGATGAGCTTCTTTCGATAGATTCAAAATATTAACATCCAATCCAAACTTATTTTGAACGTGCTTCATGTAAGCAACTTCACCGCTAGACATTGTCAGATCTGCGCGTGTATTTAAATCGTCTTTCTTTACTCCATTCTTCACGGAATAATGATTGTGTCTGAAAACTATGTCATTTCTGATAATCAGTTTCTTTTGCAGGTCGGCAACGTGCGTCATGTGACTATCCGAAAACATATGCGCGTAATCTGGATGATAAATGTATCCATGACTTTCGTAGTAATCCCGACTAAGTATCGGCAAGGTGACTATCCACTTTTGAACTCCATCAAAGGTTTTCAATACGCCAGACTTACCTTCCATCGCTTTGACTATTGCAACATCCCAGTTTTTAAAACATTCGAAATCATCTGATACAAGAATGATAATATCGCCAGACGATTCTTTTGCTGCGGTGTTCGCTGCTTGGACTAGGTTTTTATTCCCATCCACTACAATAACATCACAACCCATAAACGCCAGGTAATCTTCCTTTCGTGGATCATCTGAATCAACCGAGATAATATATTCGATCTCGTTCTCACGACTGAGATTCCCTAACCAGTGAAGCATGGTTGCTTTAGCTTGAGCGGGCCGGCTTCGTGATGGGTGGATGATGCTGATTTTCATTATTTAAAAAATTCAAATACACAATTAGCAAACTTGCAAAGAACCCCATTATCCAGATTATTTCCATAGTCGTCATTACGTCTGCTTGTGTGCATTGTTGTGACATACTCCACATAATATCATAACATCCAATTCATGTTCATTACCTAACCTTTCATAATTTACGTGGTGTAATTGTAGGTTTTTCCTAACGCCACACAACTCACATTTAAATCCACGCAGAGCAAATATTTTGTTTCTAAATAATCGCCATTTTTCAGAATGTATATACTCTCGATAATAAATTTCCTTATCCTCAACCGATAATAATAATTGCACTGCTGGTTTATCATCCCCATTAAACCATAATTCACCTTCTAAAATTGGTGATTGTTTAAATTCTTCTTTTTTGTATTGCGTTATCCATCCGTGATATTGATTAAAATTACCTCTTGCGTATTTGAAAAGAGTAAAGCAATTTTCATTGTTAGACCTCAAAGAACATATTAAAACATCTTGGGATTCTCTAACCTCAATATTATTAACTATTATTTTATTGAGACTGAATGCATCATAAAAATCCTCATCCTCAAAAGAATCTTCGGGCAAAATAATTGACTGCCATTTACCGTCACCGTTACAAAATTCAGTATGCCTTAATGTCATCCGTATCGCATGGGCAACAACTTTCATTGCTAAATCTATATCTCCTTGATTCGGAGGTCTATACTGTACCATTAATGCGGATTGCTTTAACGGTGCAAACTACCTTTTGACCTGCGTGCATATGGTTTTCATTAAATCAGTGTAAAACTCAAAAGCATCCTCACTTACCCGTGATCTTAAAAACTTCAAATCGTTGTCTTTATATCTCATTGTCATTCGATGACCCTTACCTCCACACTTCCCTATTCCGTGTTTTATTCCGAGACACGGGTTTTCTTTGAGTAGCTTAACTTTCTTTTTCGTTTTCTTGGTAAAATCCCATAACGCAATATCAAGAAATACTTTGTTATCCGCAGGCCAATTAAACCCTTGCAAAGCTTCAATCTTGAAAGCAGTGGTAAAGAGCGAAGATCTACCTGGGTGCTTAAAGGTTTCATAGGTTCTGTTCCTAAGGTTGTAATATGTTGTTGTTTCGTATCCAAAGAAATCCTCTTCGAAGTCCTGAAAATATTCCTGTGTGTAGAAATCATCATTCTCAAATACGTACACTGTTTTGAATCCGTCACGCTTTGCCAGTTCAACACCTTGTTTCATCCTCGGTACCAGATCCGGCTCACTCGACTTCGGTGGATCGTTCAAAATATAATTGTTGCCGTTAGTCAACTGATGAAGCTGCTTTATACAAAACTCCATCAGTGGTTTACGTTCACCTCCTCGCGCTGGCGTGATGGTGCACATCATACAGCTACTTCATATTTCGGTAAATAACTTTCCAGTGCGCTACCTTCTCCGCCTAAGTATACTTCAACTCCAACTTTCTTAAGTGCTTCAAAGAACTTAAAATACTGCCGCATCTCATGATCACCTCGTTTTTCTCCTGCGTTAAATGATTTATGGCTCCGGAAATCGACACCAAACAAAATCAGTTTATCAGCCCCCAGATTAACCGCGACACTCATCGCCACGATAGGAGAGGTTCGTAAGCTGTAGTACATTCCTTTCCTGAACCATCCTGAAAAAGGTGAAAGTTTAATCACCTTAGCGCCGGGAAAGTGTTTCTTCCATGTATTGGTATGCGTCCAGACTTGTGATTTGCTTCCCTTAATTACCTCCAATCTTTTGGAATGAAACTTCCTTTCGAAATTCACGATAACCAGGTGATCAGGATCTTTACCCCACATCGCCGCGTCGTTCACACCCACTGAGAAATCATGTGGTACTTGATGCCAGTCTTTTGCTGATTGTCCTAAAGCAACTATGGAAGCCGTCATGCTGCGGTGCGGTATTTATCTGGATGTTTTATAAAGTCAGCAAATGCACATGCAATTGAATACCTGAATGCGTCAAACTTATGCAGTGGAAATGTTGAGTTCTTTATCAATTCCCCTTCATCATCAACCATTGCCATCAGCGCATCTTTAATCGTTCGTTTGCAATTCTTAGTGATGTGTACGTTTGCGTTTTTTAGCACTGAGTTGCATAGCATTCGTGAATCAGACAACGCAAGATTTTGCTTTGGAACAAGAATCTGATTATCCGTAAGCCCCAGCATGTCTTTCATTATCCGGTAATGGTTCAGGTTGCCGCGAGTCAAGGCGCTGCGGTTTCTTCCTGTAGCGTCGCCGGTAACATCCATATTGTATAGCCATCCCCTGTAATCAACCAGGACTTTTTCACACACTTCCGGAGTAGATCCATCCAAATCTATTTCATCGAAAATGTATAGCGTCCACATATCCACCTGCTGGCAGATAAGGCAGGTCATTGGCTCGCGGTTGAAATCCCACGATAATAAAATAGGTAGGTGGGGATTCGGGGTATAAGAATCAATGACGTGTTTTGCCTCACTGAAAGCGTACATGAACGGCCTGTCGTTTGCGTCGACGTATTCAGCTAAATACTCCTGCCGAAAATTGATGTCATCTAATTGTGATTTAGCCTCCTCGATTTCGGTAGTTTGAATGTGCGGGTTATCGTAGGTTGTGAAATGGAAGAAAGCCCAATTGTCAAACTGGCGGTGCTTCTCTTCGATTAAATAAAACCCGTTGTTCTTCCCTTTTGGGCGACTGAGAATAAAAGCATCTCCGATGTAGTCGGTTAGCGTTGGTCTGATGGTATTTTCCCAAGCTTGATAAAGTTTTGGAGCTTTGGCCGCTTCATCAATAATCGCCCGGTGATATTTCCGGCCCTGCCCTGAGTCTGGTTCTTCCATTGACCAGAAATCAATTAACCCGTCGGTTATTAATTCAATCTGCTTTAATTGCTCGTTCTGTTTTGAGATGATCGGACCGTAAGTCTTTTTAAGATCCTTCCATACCTCGGATAAGTCCTTATAGGTTGGGAACCAAACACCCACGCGCTGACCATCCAAAGCGATGGAGGATAGCTCTTCTATCAGAGTAGTTTTCCCGAACCTCCGACCGCATCTTAAATGGTTGAAACGTTTAGCGCTGCCTAAAATATGCTTCTGAGCAGGGTGTAAAGTTGGCAGGTAGAAATCAACTGTTACGCAGGACATTTATAATCATTTCGGTCGGCTGACCTTCGTTTTCTTTAGGCTTGCCGTAGTAGTAGTTAAAGAGCAATAATGTGTGTTTGTCGGACCCTGCTTTTGCCTCTTTTATAACTCTCTTCCAAATCTGATTAATGGCATCCGGATTGTCTACTATCGCTTTTTTTATAGCCTCCCTGACATTATCCTCAACCGCCAGCGGCTTTCTACCAGCTCCAATTCTTTTGCCTCCTTTAGGCTTAGCCATTGATTTTCAGTTGATTATTCAATTAAGCTTCTGGCTCTGTTGGTGTTTCAGGCTCCTCCGGTGTATCAGGTGAAGTGTCTTCAGTAATCGTTCCCTCAAGATCCGTAGTAATGTCCGATAACTTAGTCGCAATACGGTCGAGTGCTTCCGCATCGCCAGCACCACCTGCGATCTGATCACGGAGTTCCTGAATAGTCGTATTCAATCCGTCAATCGCTGTTTTGATTTCTTCCTGTTCTGCGTCAAGCTTTCCCTGGAGGGCGTCTACCTGTGCCTCGATGTCCGTGATTTTACTCATAATTTTATTCAGTTTTAGGTTAATTGATTTCGAATTGTAGTGGTAATGATGATGATGCTGGATATTGAATAGTGCCATTCTTTCACTGCAAAATCTTTGAAAATAAAAAAGCCACCCTTTTGAGGTAGCTTGTAAGTAATTGATTTCTAAGGTGTTTTAAGTGATTCCGTCGAGAGTCGAACTCGAAACCTACTGCTTAGAAGACATTACTACTACCTTTATACAATGTTATGAGATTATTGTGAATTTACCTTAATTTAACCCTAAGTATTTGAAAGCGCGGCTTTTATTGCTTTTTTTGTCCTTACCACATCATGAGTGAGGCATGCATTAATCATGACTCATTCCTGATTCTCTTTGCAAATTCTTTGAAAATCCACCACAATGCTCAAACCGCCCGTATCCGTAATCCTTGACACCCGTCGTGCTATTAAGAATAAATCGAAAAAGGAATTATACCCTATCAAGTTAAGGGCAACATTTCAAATCTTCGAGAAAGGAAAAAAACATTGGGTGACCAAGTACTACCCGTTAAGGAGGTACGCTACAGTAGTTGATTTTGATGCGGCTGAAGCCGGAAAGGCGCGCACATTCGAGCAAAAAGAAATTCGGAGTCTGATCATTGAGACTGAGCAAAGGGTTAACAAATTTCTTGAAGAGAGGACGTTCGTGAGTATCGAATTATTCGATCAAGGTTTTTCACTCAACACTACATATTATACGGTCGGCGATGTGTTCAACCTGATCATGAAGGAAACACATGCGGCTGGGAAAATAGCGGTCTTTTCAAGGTCCTTTTGTATTTCTGTTATGTAAGCCTGAATTTCAGGTTTCTTCAAGTTCTCCCAACCGATGGAATAAGCCGTATCTTCGCTATAACCAGCGACCTTTGCAGCCCTGGTTGCATTCCAATCATAAATGTATTCCCGACAAAAGATCTTCTGTTTCTCAGTTAAATCGGACTTCTCCAGCTTATCGGCCATTTTTAGTTACCTTTATGGTGAGGGTTACTGCAGCTCAGTCGGGAGTAATGGAGAAACGGTAGCGCTGCCGCCATGTGGATCGAGACCACAACAGTAACCCTTTCTTATGCCTCTGGTTCACGTGAAACGTTCCTTGCTTCGCTTCCTCTGCTTCCTCCCAGCTCATACCGATACTTTCTTCTTAGAACTCAATTCCTGTATAAGCTTCACACTCCCAATTTGAACAACCTTAATATCCATTTATAAATTTTCCGGTTACTATTGATCTAAATCCTCTCTCAGACAAAAGGACTGTCTTTTTTCTTGCGTCAACACAGTCCTTTATATTGTACTTGGGATTGAAATACCTGATTAACCTCTTCTCATAATACTCCAACAGAGACGCATCACAGGCAATGATTCTCATCCTATTGAAAATTTTATCCTTATGAGGCAGTATGCGTCTTGGGTAGTCCGTCGATCTACCAATGTAAACAATTTTATCCCCTTGCATTAAGAAATAAATGCCAATTATACCACAATGGATATATTTACACTTTTTCACAAGTATCTTTCCTCTAGTGTTTGAGTTATCTCACCATTCAATGAACGATTGCTGTCAGTCGCCGCGTCCTTGATCCTCTCAATTAAACTTTGCCTGATCCTTATCGGATAGGGTAGCTTTTTATCGTCTATTTTGGGCCTTCCGACCTTTTTTTTCTTAGCCATGCCGAAATATAGGAAATTAAACTGTTACTTGTGTACGAATTATATACAAAAATATTTTAATAATATTCGTTAAATAATTTGCATACGTTAATTATTCCTTGTATCATTGCATATCAATTAACGAAAAGGATATGGGAACCACGGTAAAAGTTAAAGATTTGAAAGTAGGCGATGAATTAGGCAACTGCACTATAGTTGATGGCCCTGTTTACATAGGCAACTATTGCGGACAAAAAGATCGTGCCAATGTTCAGGTAAGATATTCCAACGGCAAAGAGTCTTGGAGGATCTGGGGTAATCAAACTACTGTAAAGGTAACCAATCGCTAACATGGAATTCGAACAAACTCTAAAACAAGGGAATCGCAACTTTAACAAATGGGCTATCATTACCCTGTTTGCGGTTAAGGTTCTGGTAGCCTTGTGTGTGTGGGGATTAATGAACTTGGATAAATTTTAAACTTATGCTCAAAGAACGACATGCCAATTTAGTAGTAACAAAGATTGCGGAAAAATTAGAGGTAGTACGCAATGAAAAAAATGTTAAGGCTCTTAATTCGTTGCGTAAAGATCCTCAGTTAAAAGAACTTAAAAAACTTAATGCATTAGAGCAGAAAGCCAGGTCTAAAAGGCAGCACGTTTACGATAAAATCGCCAAGCGGTTAAATGGGGTTGCATACTTAAATTGTAACGGTACACTAAGCGTTAGGAACAAGTCTACATTCCCATCAAAGAGTGAAATTTCTGCCATTAAAATGGATGTCATACAAGCGATACTCAGAGGTAAGGCGACAGACATTGACACCCTTATAAATAAGATTGTTTCTCAGCGCTCTTAATTATAAAATAATGAGACCTCCTATAAGAACATCAGACTCAATCACAACAAAGCTACGATTAAGCATCCTTGTCGAGCTACTCGGACAGGCGATCAACATGCAGTACAATATCTTCTTCGCTGACCCTGATCAGTTCTCAAAAGAAGAATTAGAATCCCTGCAAAACCAAATCGAGCGCTATGAATTGGAGTCCGGAAAGGTTACCGGCTACTGGTCCGCTATTCAAAATCAAATTGAGAAATATGGAAACTGAAAAACACTTCATCGACCTCCCAAAGGAAGAGCAGGAACGAATCAATGAGAATGACATCAAGGAAATGGTGCATTACTACGGCGGATGGGATGAGTTCATGGAAGTAGTGAACAGATTGAAAGACAACGCCGAAGAAGCCGCTTTCGAAAGACATTTTTCAAGGGATTAAAACCAAACCAATATGAGAGCAATCAAAATTGATGTTATTAAAAAAGATGTTTATGAGGTTGAGATAACACCGGACATCAAAACTTTTTACAAGCACTTGGAGTGTGATTGTTTCTGTCAGGTAGGTCGCCGAATGAAAAATAATGACATCCTGATAGTTGATGACGAAGGATTGCTAAAGTCTGCAATTGGAGCGTTTAAGTTTGACACATATTTTCAACCGCTCTCTGGACACGGATTGATTTACGGAACATCAGGATCAGGGGAAACTATTCCTGCAAAATCTTCCATTGATGATATTAAGTCTAAGGTTACGTTCATGGGCACGAACGGTTTACCTGAACCCAAAATAGAAGTGCGTTCATTCGATTCTTTCGAGGATGCACTCAAACATATGGGCCTGTAATATATCTCTTAAACCAAAACCAACCATGCGCAAGCGTTATAAATTCTTTAATCCAACTACTAAGGTAACGGCTATTCTCGAAACAGTTCACAACTATTCAGAGGTGGGAACGCCTATAGGGTATGGGTTGGTGAGCATAACAAAGTGTCTATGAGAACATTTATTCGTAATTCTAGATTGCTCAGGAAGTATTTAAAATTGAAGTTCCCATACCTAAGCAAGCGGGCCATCAGGCATGAAATAATGCTAGACCTAAATTTAATTATAGACTCTACATGAGAACCCTCATATCAATCCTCTTTCTCTGCTTTTTATAATCTCAGAGTGTAAATCTTTCAAGAAACCGAAAACCAGTGCAATATGGAGACATCAAATTTAAATACCTGGCCTACTGAAGTCCTTGAGCAACTCGTTGCAACGATCGACAACGAGCTAAAGGAAATAGCAAGTGACATCGACGCGAGAACTGAGTTAATCGAAGACTCAGATACCGATACATCACACAGCCTTTTGATCAGGTGGAAAGATCAGCGTGGCCAATTATGGAAGCGTTCTGAAAATCTCATCTCTGCAAAGGTTGCTTTGCTCACTGCCCTCAGGTCGCGAAAAGAGGAAGAGAAGGTTTCAATGAACTAAAATCAATGGCCAGACTGGATAACGATATCGAGGCGGATGATCTCCATGATTTCATAAAGGAATATTTGGAGCGCGGTGAAATCAAAGAGATCGCTGAGGAGAGTGGATTGACTGCGGATGCGGCATACAAGATCCTTGGCAAGCGCACGAAGAATCATGGCTTTGTTCGCAAGTGCTACGAAAGAGCTATGCAGCGCGCCAGGGAAATTCTTGCAATGAAGGAACAGACCAGCATTCTCAGGCAGAAAATTGAATCGATATAAAAATTTAAATGCAATACCAAATGGAAAACCAATTAACAGTTAAATCATTATTCAACCGCGACGACGTAAAGAATAAGTTTCAAGAACTTCTCGGTAAACGTGCACCGTCGTTCATCACTTCGGTTCTACAGATCGTAGCATCCAATAGCCTGCTTGCAAAAGCGGATCCTTCCAGTGTTTACCAAAGCGCTGCGGTTGCCGCAATTCTTGACCTGCCACTCAATAACAATCTCGGCTTTGCCTACATCGTGCCGTATAACGAAAGTTTTAAGGATGCGGAAGGGAACTGGAGAAAGAAAACCGTTGCTCAGTTTCAGCTTGGCTATAAAGGGTTTAAGCAATTGGCTTTGAGGTCAGGGCAATTTCTGATCATCAACGCTACCGATGTGCGCGAGGGGGAGATTACAAAACATGACCGGCTATCTGGTGAAATGGAATTCACCTGGATTCAGGACGAAGCAGAGCGCGAAAAGCATAAGGTCGTCGGTTATGTCTCTTACTTCAAATTACTGAACGGCTATGCGCAGACTTTCTACATGAGCACTGAAAAGCTGCTGGCTCATGGTAAGCGATACAGCCAGACATTCCAGCGTGATAAGGGCTTATGGAAAGATGACTTCCCGGCCATGGCCTTAAAGACTGTGACTAAACTCAATTTGTCCAAGAATGCGCCGCTATCCATTGAGATGCAAAAGGCGATTGTTTTCGATCAAGCTGTGGTGAGCGATGCTGATACGCAGGATGTACACTATACCGATAATCACGATCTACTCCTTGAAGAAGAGATCACCGTCGAAGAGGTAAAACAAGTCTACCTGGATAAGATGCCGCTCCTAACCGATGAAGAAAAGGCCCATGCGCAGCGTGTCATTGACAACAATGAAAAAGACTCTTTCAAAAAGCTGATCAACTTCCTTAACGAGAAAGCAGCATGAACAAAGCATTGCGATTTGGAAACTTCACTTCAAGTGAAATTGGAGCCCTAATGAAGAGCGGCAAAGAGAAAGGGAGCTTTGGCACTCCTGCTCTTACCTACATCAATGAGCGCAACATGGAACGCCGCTTGGGCCGGGCGTTGAAGGATGATACAGATGCCAAGGCCTGTGATTGGGGTCATGTGTGCGAAGAGTATGTGTTATCCATGCTTGGCCTTGAGTATTCAGTGATCAGCAAGCAAACGATCGTACATCCAGATCATGACTTCTGGTGTGGTACGCCAGACTCAATTTGTTACGGGCAAAAAAATACAGTGGTCGATGTCAAATCGCCCTTCACTTTGAAATCATTCTGCACGTTCGTTGACGCATGGGAGCGCGGAGGTATTGAAGCGATCAGGAATGAGCACAAGGATGGCGATAAATTCTATTATCAGATCGTTTCCAATGCTTGCCTTACTGGCTGTAATGAAGGTGAGCTCGTGATATTCTGCCCGTACGAAAGGGAGCTTGATGAGATCCGGAATATTGCACTAATGGGTGAGCATGGATGGATGCAGTTTTCCGATCTGCCTTTTTTGGTTGAGGGGAATCATTATAAAAACCTCAACAAGTTCAGGTTCCCTATCCCCGAAGCCGACAAAATCGCTTTGCATAATCGAGTCGTTGAGGCTGGAAAGATGTTAGTCGACGTACCTAAAATGATTGTAACATGACGAATGATGTCGATGATTCTCAAGCGAAAGAGCTTAACAGATACGCATTCCCTGGCAGGCAAATGGCCTTGATTGGTAATACTGAAATGGAAGTGCCAACGCAAGGACTAACCAAACGTGAATACTTCGCGGCTATGGCTATGCAGGGAATGACGCACCGCCCAAGCGGAGATCCTGTGCAAATAACCAGGGACATTGAATTGGCTTTGATGTATGCCGACGAACTTTTAAAACAATTTGAGTCATAATGGAAACAATCGAACAAAAAACAGAAACCGGTTTACAGATCCTTGATGAAAAGGAAGCATCATTGGTCGAGCTTTCTCAGAAATTTCGCGGCTTGAAGATAACAAGCGCTTCTGATAGGGATGGGTATAAAGCTGTCCGGGAAGCCAGGATTGCACTAAAGAATGCCAGAGTTCAAGTAGAGAAAGACGGGAAAGCTTTACGTGATAATGCGGTCAGATTTTCAAAGCGCGTTATCGAACGTGAAAAGGAACTGATAAAAATTATTGAGCCTACTGAATTTGAGCTACGGGTTCAAGAAGAAGAATACGAAAAGGCGCTTGAGGCAATCAAGATCGAGAAGGAACGCAAAGAGAAAGAGCGCATTCAGAACAGGATTCAGTCGCTTGCAAAGTTCAATTATGCGCTCGATCTGTACGACGTTTCAACGATGCCCGATGATAAGTTCAATGAACTGCTCACCCAGGTGGAGATTGATTATAATGCGGAACAGGAGCGAATAGCAGCCGAGAAAGCGGAACAAGAACGCTTGCGCAACGAAGAGGCTGAGCGCCTTAGATCAGAGCGTGAAGAGATCGCCAGGCAACGAGCGGAACTTGAAGCTGCACAACGAAAGGCCGATTTGGAATTAGCCGAACGTTCACGAAAAGAGCGGGAATGGATCGAGGCTGATAACAAACGTAAAGCCGAAATGCAGGCTGAGCGTGATCGAATTGAAGCGGAGCAAAAGAAACTGAAAGAAGATAAGCGTCAGCATGAAGAGCAATTGCGTTTAGAGCAGGCTAAAAAGGAAGCTGCTGAACGTGCGCGCTTGGAAGAAATCAATCGTGTAAAGCATGAAGCGGAGGAAAAAGCTGACCGCGAACGATTGGAGAAGATGGAAGCCGAAAGACAAGAAGCTTTGAAGCCGGATAAGGATAAGTTAATGACTTATGCCCACGCGCTGATGTCTGTTCCATTCCCTGAGTTAACCCATAAGGACGCGGTCAAGGTTAAGAATACCATCACTGATCATGTCAATCAATCAGTGAAATTCATTCAAGATAAAGCGGGACAACTTTAACCTAAATCGATAGGAGTCTATCCACTGGAGGCGGTGTAACAGCCGCTTCCAAATTTTTGAAACTATGGAAAGAAACCCAAAATATGGAACGTTCAAGTTGCCCGATGGATACAGGGATTTAGGATGGCAATTGCACTCAGGGAATAGCTCAGAGGTTAAAAAATGCTGTGATCTAGGGCATAACAACTACTTGAATGAACATCATTGGCGTGAGTTTGATAATTCACTTTATATACACCGATGCACCGATGTCGTTACAATTTGTGATGCATGCAAAATTGTATTTCACATTGACATGAGCGATTAAAACAAGAACCCCTTAACCCCAAAAATATGAACCGCTTAAACCACAATGTCTATGCCAGCTAAGTACAGCTACGATAGGATCATTCAATCTTTCTTCGAAAAGACAGATCAGGGCCTAGGCACAGGCTGTTGGATTTGGAAAGGGTCTAGGTCGATTGATGGATACGGTAATTTCATTTTCAGATCTATGGGTATTTACCTAGCTCACCGCTTTTCGTATTATCATTTCAAAGGAGATTTCGACCGTAAGTTGTGCGTATGCCATCGATGCGACAACCCCGCATGTGTGAACCCCGATCATCTATTTTTAGGAACACAGCAGGACAATATGAATGATAGATCGA